TATATAATTATGGTGAGGAGTCACCATATGGAAAACAAAAGAACGAATAGACTCGAGTATCTTATTGAAGGAATACAAGTCTCAGAAGTGATAAAAAATGCATTACTACATGTTACGACCCCAGAAGAAGTAGATGAAATCTTGCATATCTTTTCAAAAGGAATATAGTTAGAAATCCAACAAAATCAATTAAATCACCGGAAACCAAATCTATTCAGATATCTTGAAGGTGAACTAAATTTGTACAAAACCAAAGAGTCGGAATTCTTAAAAATTCATTTAGAAACATGGGGCAAAGGATTCGAATCTTCAGAATTTTTATATTCATTAGTCGCTTATTTTAAGTCAGAGGAAGATAAAAAAAATATCTCAATTATCAAACGATAAAATTGAATCAAATAAATATTGGATTTTTGTACCTGATAAGATGCTTTCAAGAGGACTACAACAATTCTTAGAGATTCTCACATTGAATAAGAATGGCTTCAGCGAAAGTACTTATGGAAGAACCAGATTCATCATGGAGCTTGCCATATGTGCATCTTTTATTACTGAGGATGATCATTCTAAGGTAATTTCAAAAGCATCCGCATAAACGACTGATGATGATGACTACGATTGGGCAAGAACTAGTGAAAAACTTAAGCTAAAAAAGGACAAAATCTTTCTTTGTGACATTCAATCTTATTTGAAAATTAAACAGGAAATTACCAAAAACCTCAATAGAGAAACATTAAAAGTAATACATACTGATCCTACTGGAACACTTAAAAAGTTTACCTCAAATTAAGAGAATATTAATATATTAAGTTGGCGATCACATGATGTCGTGGCACAATCTGCTTTAGATTCAGGATACTATTTAGTAAATATTGCAAATTGCTACATGAAAATATTTCCAGATGATCAGAATAATGCATATTTCGCTGATATATTGGCTTGGTTGCAAGTATTAAAAGATATTTATATGAAGATTTATTGCGAAAATCAAGCATAGTAATATATTTACTTTGTAATTTTTAAAAGGGCACATATGGTGCCTTTTTGTTTTTTTTTATACGAAATGAATTGGAGGGTTTGAATGCCGATTGTAAACACAAGAGAATATCGGGCAATGGCGCTGCCATTGTCTGTGACGGAAGTAAGCCAGGAGAAACGATTTGAGACCGATTATTATGTCGAAGGGTACGCGGCGATTTTCGGTCAACCTTATGAGCTGTTTGAAACTGATGACGGATCGAAATATTATGAGGTGATAGATCGCGACGCGTTGGATGAAGCTGATATGCGGGATGTGATCATGCTGTTTGATCATCGTGGTCGGCCGTTTGCGAGGATGTCTAACGGAACACTCGGATTGGAAGCAGACTCACGCGGGTTGTTTACGTTTGCGGATCTGTCAAAGAGTGAAGCGAGCATCCAGCTGTACAAAGAAATCAGCGCAGGGCTGATTACAAAGATGTCCTGGTCATTTATTCCACGTGAGACGACTTATGACCGAGCAACCAGAACCCTGAATATTTTGAAAATAAAGAAGATTTATGATGTCTCCGCGGTGAGCTTTCCTGCAAACCCAGAGACTGAAATCAGTGTGCGGTCCTGGGTCGACGGAGCGATCGAAGCAGAGAGGCGGGAGGCGTTAGCACATAGGCGAAAAATTATCAAACTAAAAGCAATGATGGAGGGCAAATTATGAAGACAGTAAAGGCGATTGAAGAGCGAACTGCTCAAATCGCGAATGAAATCGAAGCACGTGGGGATGCGCTGACCAGCGAAGAATTGGATAAGTTCGAGATGGAACTGACGGAGCTGAAAGAAGAGCGGAGGTCTTTGGAAGAGGCTGCAGAAAAAAGAAGCAATCTGCTGCGAGATATCGCTGCAGGGCGGACCGGAAAAACCGTTCGTTGTTTTGATGATCCAAATGGACCTGAATCTGATGAAAAGCGCGGCGAACAGGATCCATTGGGAACGATCGAATATCGGAACGCATTCAAGACATTCATTCAGACGGGCGTCCGGCTTCCGGAGCTGCAAACCAGGGCGAATGAGATCACGACCAGCGGAGAAATAACTGCAGTCGTGCCGACAACCATTCTTCAGGAAGTTATTCGTAAGATGGGGCAATACGGACAACTGTTCAGCCGCGTCCGGAAGTTCAACGTTCCGGGTGGGATGGATATTCCGATTATGGACCTGGTTCCTGTTGCAAACTGGGTTGAAGAGACGGCTGCGTCTGAAGACCAGCAAGTGAAAGCCGATACGAAAGTGTCGTTCAAGTATCATGGGCTGGAATGTAAGGTTGCACAATCGATTGTCACGTCGATCGTCGCATTGTCTTTCTTTGAGACGGTGCTGACTGATGCGATCACCGAAGCGATGATCAAGAAAGTTGAACAGGGGATCATCAAAGGAACCGGAGTCGGGCAAATCACAGGTATCACGGTTGATGCCCGGGTGCCGGCCGCCAATAAGATCACACTGACGTCAGCCGAATTTGTGAAATGGGAGAGCTGGAAGAAGAAAGTGACGTCCAAACTTCCGCTGCGATACAAAGCTGGCGCAACGTGGCTGATGTCCGCGAGCACATTTGACGGTTACATCGATGGGATGGTTGATACGAACGGTCAGCCAATCGGTCGCGTGAATTACAACATCACAGAAGGCATCCCGAGCCGATTCGCCGGAAAGGAAGTGATTGAGGTCGAGGATGATGTCCTGGCATCGTATGACGCTGCCAGCGTCGGTGATCCAGTCGCGATTCTGATGAACCTGAACAATTTCGGGTTCAACAGCAACATGCAGATGAGCATGTTCAAATGGACGAACCACGAGACCAACAAGGTCTATAACAAAGGTATGATGGTCGCGGATGGCAAGCTGCTGGATCCGGAAGGCGTGATCATTGTGTTGAAAGGCGCATGATTTTCTATTCTGATACAAACAGGCGGGAAAAACGCTCGTCTGTTTGTATTTTTATGAGAAGCTGAGGTGTTATGAGCATACTGGAAAGTGTAAAAACGGCACTGAGAGTGAGGACTGAGGACGCCGGTATCCGCAATGAAATCAGCGAACTGGTGGAAGCGGCAAGAGCTGAACTGCGCGGAGTTGGGATTGTGTCCGCTGATCTTATAACGGGTGCCGAAGTAAGTGACGATCTAATCCGGCGCGCAATTATTCTTTATTGCAAGGCTCATTTTGGCTTTTCAGATGACCAGGAAAAGTATATTCGGATCTATGAATCATTGAAGACTTACCTTATACTGGCTGAGGATTATCGACTGCCAGAGGAGCCAGTATGAGCCGTTGGGAAGACGTCATCACACTGATTTCACAAGCTGTCGGAGAACCCGAGATTGACGCGAACGGTTATCCAATTCTTCCAGCAGAAACGCCGCTGACAGTCTATTGCAACCAGCGATCTGTTGGAATGAGCGAGTTCTATCAGGCCGCACAGAGCGGTTATAAGGTAGATCTAAAGGTCGAGGTGCGATCCATTGATTATAACCGGCAAAAGTTGGCGGAATTCAACGGAAAGAGATTTCGGATCCTGCGGACATACTCTATTGGAAACGGAGAGTATACCGAATTGACACTCAGTGACATCTCAGAAAAGGATAAATTCTGATGGCTTCGATAAAGTTCAAAGGTCTTAAGGAAATTGAGATTGCTTATATGTCTCAAGCGGAAGGAACTGCAGAGAAAGTCGAGAGGATGCTTGTTTCGGGCGCTCAAATAAACACTCAGGCGCAGAAAAAAAGTATTGAACAACACAATCTGATTGACACCAAGAGCATGATGAATTCAGTCCGACCGACAAAAGTCAAGAAAAGCGCTATAGGTGCAGTGATTTATGTTTATCCGCAAGGGAAAGACAATAAAGGCGTAAAAAATGCAGCGAAAGCCTTCATCAAGGAATATGGGACTTCGAAAACACCTGGGACACGTTGGATGACAGCTGCGAATGAAAGCAGTGCGGGAAAAATCCTTGATGAACAATTCAAAATCTGGGCGGAGGGTCTTGATGGAAGCAGTTAATACTTTGGTACTGCAAACGCTGAAAAGCGTTGGTTTACCGGTTATGCGGCAAGTTTATACCGGATCCGCGGACAGGTACATCACCTATCAACTAATCCACGCTGCAGACAGGGAATATCAAGATGATGCCGCAGTCGCAGTCGAATATACATTTGGCGTAGATATTTATACGGCAGGTCCGCCGGATAATCTCATAAGTGCGGTGAAAAATGTTTTGAAAGCTGCCGGATTCCAGGATGTAACGATTGAGGGGGAAATATTCGAAGATGAAACAAAGCGGTATCACATTCCGCTGCAGTTTTATTACACGGAGGTTTTATAAATGGCAAATATTGGATTAAAAGACTTATTTGTTGCGCTGGTTACTGAAGCCGAGACCGGCGATACATATGGAGCACCAGAAAGACTCGCTAAAGCGATTACTGCAGATCTGTCCGTGAACGTGGCCGAGGCAGTCCTATATGCGGATGATGGCGCTGACGTTGTTGTGAAAGAATTTGTGGATGGCGAGCTGAAGCTAGTGATTAATGACCTGGTTCCAGCGATGCAGGCAAAACTTTTGGGGCAGACGATTGAGGATGAAAAGGTGATTTACGCGAATGAAGCTGACCTTGCTCCTTATTTTGCGGTAGGTTTTCGAGCAAAGAAACCGAACGGATCGTATAAGTATGTCTGGCTGTATAAGGTAAAATTCGCCATTCCTGGCGAAAGCTATAAAACAAAGGGTGAAAACATTGAATTCACTACACCGGAGATCACTGGAAAGATCGTCAAGAACAATAAAGGTGACTGGAAAGTGGATGCTGTGCTTACCGAAAGCGATCCGATCGCTACAACATGGTTCACTGCGGTAAAAGAGAAAACACCAGAACCATGATGAGTTCAGTTGAGAATGAAAGGAGCGGATTATTTCCGCTCCTTTTTTGTATTAAAAAGGAAAAGGAATTCCAAATGTCAATTCATTTGGAATAAAACCCTTTATACGGAAAGGGAAAAGATATTATGAGCGCAATTAAAGACGGGCGATATCCGATTATGTTGGATAAAGAACGACATCTTCTGATCAGCCTCAACGTCATCGATGCGATTCAGGATAAATTTGGCAGTTATACAGAAATTGACAAGCATCTCAAGGGTAAGGACATGATCAAGAATCTTCGCTGGCTGCTGACGCTTGCGATCAACGAAGGAAAATCAGAGGCAGAAGAGGATCTGACAGAAATGCAAATCGGAAGAATGATTCATACCGGAAATATGGGGGAGATTACTTCAGCCATCTATAAAGCGTTCGGGCTAGCTGTAAACGGGGATCGACAAGCGGATGAAGCAGAAACTCAAACTTTTCCGAAGGCGGACAAGGAGATCAGGTAAACCTTGTCCGCTTTCTATACATCGGGACGACGATTTTGGGGTGGTCCGCTGCAGAAGTATGGCGAATGACGCCATATCAGTTGATTTCTCTGTTTCGTATACATAAGGAATTCAACCCGGACAAGTTTGAACAAGAGAAAAAAGCGGTTGACATCGACGAGATATTCGGAGGGCTATAAGGGATGGCAAAGAAAGTTTTGGAGCTGCAAACTGAAATTGGCATCTCCGGGGAATCCGATTATCGAGATGCTTGTAAGGAGATCAGCAAGAATCTGTCTGTTTTGAATTCCGAAATGCGGCTGCTGACTGCTGAATTCGCTGGAAACGAAAAATCAACGGAGGCTTTGACAGCTAAGCAGGATGTGTTGAAGAAAAAGATGGCGGAGCAGGAGCAGCAAGTCAAAGCGACAGAGGAGATGCTGGCGAAGCTGAAAGAAACCGGTCAGGAAGGGTCCGATACCTGGAAGACGTATGAAGTGAAACTGAACAACTCCAAAGCGGCGTTGAAAGATACGGAGAATCAGATTGCCTTCATTGATGATGAACTGCAGAAAAACAAAATCACCTGGCAACAAGTTGGTGACGCTATTGGTGCAGCCGGCAAAGTGATTGGTGGGGCGGTGGTAGCCTTAGGAACTGCTGCATTAGGCGCAGCAACTGGCTTAGCGAAGCTGACATTGGACACATCGCAATGGGCGGACGACTTGCAGACAACAGCAGAGCAGACGCGGCAGAGCGCGGAAGACCTCCAGAAATGGGACTATGCCTGCAAGATCATCGACGCGGACATGGACACACTGACGAAGACCATGGCGAAGAACATCAAAAGCATGGACGCAGCCCGAGACGGCAGCGCGCAGTTCGCTGATGCTTACGGAAAACTGGGTGTGAAAATTACAAATTCAGATGGCAGTCTGCGCGACTCGAATGACGTTTACTGGGAAACGATCGATGCATTGGGCGCGATGACTAACGAGACGGAGAGAGATGCCCTGTCAATGCAGATTTTTGGAAAGAGCGCGCAAGACATGAATGTGATTATTGGCGCCGGATCCGAAGCCTTCAAAGAAATGGGCGACAAAGCGGAAGCGATGGGTGCTGTTCTCAGCGAGGACCAGCTTGACCGTTTGGGCGCGTTTGATGACAAGATGATGGATCTGCAAACCGCTACAGATGGTTTGAAACGATCAAGTAGTCTGATTGCGCTGCCGTTTCTGGATGAATTGGCTGCAGACGGGATTCCGATTCTTACGGATTTTTCTAAAGCCATCAATGAGGCTGATGGGGACATCGGAAAGATAGGAAATGCAGCCGGTGAAGCGATGTCCGATGTTGTGAAGCTAGTTACCACGCAGATGCCTAAATTTTTGGACATGGGTGTCAATATGGTGGAGGCACTGATTACCGGAATTGTATCCAATGCACTGCTGCTGGCTGATGGAGCCGTGCAAATTGTGACAACGCTGGTGGATGCATTAGTCACGCTACTGCCGCTGATCGTTGAGGGAGCGCTCCAGATTCTGACGGCGTTTGCGAACGGGCTGGCAGAGAGCTTGCCGGTGATTATCCCTGCCGTCGTGAGTCTGATCCCTTTGATCATCACGACGATTTTGGAAAACCTTCCGATGCTGCTGGAAGCGGCTCTGGCAATCGTTACCGGTCTAATGGATGGGATATTGGCTTCGATTCCTATTTTGATTGAAGCATTGCCTCAGATCATTGATGGAATTGTCACATTTCTCATCGGAGCCGTACCGCAATTGATTTCAGCAGGAATCCAACTGCTGACTGCACTTGTAACCGCGCTTCCAGAGATCATCACTGCGATTGTGGCTGCTTTGCCACAGATTATCAGTGCGATCGTTCAGGCGCTGGCTGAAAGTATTCCACAATTGATCGACGCAGGTGTGAAGCTGTTTATTGCGATTATTGAGAATCTGCCACTGATTATTACTACGATCGTAGGAGCTATTCCGAAGATTATCGGCGCAATTCTGGATGCGATCCGGGACAATCGTCATTCGATTGTTGACTCCGGGAAGAACCTGATCGAAGGGCTGTGGGAAGGGATCATTGCAATGAAGGATTGGCTATTTGACAAAGTTTCCGGATTTTTTGGGGATGTAGTCAGATGGGCAAAGGATGTGCTGGGAGTTAAGTCACCATCGACCGTGTTCGCAGGGATTGGTGAATATATGGCTGAAGGCTTGGGAGAGGGGTTCGCGGACCAGATTGGAGCGGTCGGCCGAAAAATCCAACAGGCAACAAAAGAGATCATTCCGGATCTGGATTTTGACTTCCCGGTTCCGAAATATTTCAGAAGCAGCGAATCCATTAACGGCCGAGGGATGACCATCATTGACCGACTGCAGGTTATCGTCAATGTGCCGGCCGGATCTGACGGCCGGGATGTCGGAAAGGCGGCGGCCGGGTCACTGATCCAGACACTGAAGACGGCTGGGGTGATAGCATGACGATTTCGAATTGGAGACTAAACGACGGATACAAAATGAACGATGCGAATAAGCTAAACCAAGGATATGC